GTGAGGATCACGAAGGTGAGGCCGTTGTAAGTGGTGCCGTCGATGGTCGCCGACAGGTTGGACGGGATCATGGGCACGCGCGTGAGCGGTATGCCCGCGTAAGTCGCCGGCGTTTCCGTGAGCAGGAACTTGTCCCCGGCCGGCGTGGGCCTTTGCCCGAGAATCTTCTTGTAGGCGTGCTCGAACCTCGGGCTCACGTAGAAGCGCAGGTCCGCATAGTCGCGCAGATACTTTTCGGGCATGCCGTCCAAGAGCTTGGCCAGAATGTCAACAACAACGCCAGCACCCTGGTGGTCGCAAACGTGTCCGCCGGAGTGAGCCAACTTACGCCACCCGTCGATAAGCGAGAGGTATGGGTCGGTCGATGCGGTGTCGCCCATGATGTAAAGCTCCTCGTGATCCGTCGCGATCTGCGTTGCGAACAGCTTGATGATCGAGTCCTCCAGGTTGTCGCCCTCGATGTTATCCTCGAACACGTCGTAGGTGATCTCGAACGGCGTCATGATCTCGACCGTGTCGAGCACCGCCTTCGAGAAGGTCGGCTTCTGCCCCATCACCGAGAGGTCGTGCAAGTAGGTTATGAACTTCTCCGACTGCTCGGGGTTCAGGTCGCCGCCGCCCGCGATCAGGTCCGCGGTCTCAAGCGCCTTCTGTAATAACTCGTTCTGATCCATCTTTTTGCTCCTTTCAGTCGCAGTGTGAGGTGGGAAGTGTGGAGTGGGTAGTGTTCGGAACTTATCTTCTTCACTTCTCACTTCTCACTTCCAACTCCCCACTCGTTAAACCAAGCCCTTCCAGAGCGACTTGGAGTTCTTCTCGCCGGGCATTCCTTCCTGGCCATCGAGCGATGTGCGCTCACCGGGCATGCCCTCGAGCGCGTCAAGCCGCTTGGTAAGGTCCTGTACTGTTTCGGTCAGGTTGGGAGCCTTGTCCGCGTCCGACTTCTCGCTGATGCCGAGCACCTTGGCGATCTTGTTCACCAAGCCCTCGATCTCCGCGAGCTTATCGTGATCGCCTTTGCCCGCATCGGCCTTCTTATCGTTCTGCTCGGAAGCGTCAACCTCCTCGATAAAGCCTCTCAGCTCTTCCATGAGCTTCTTCAGGCGAGCGAGCCGCGAGCCCGATATCTTACGCCCAGCCTTATCCACGTCCGCCTCCGCTCCATCGCCAGCCTCGGCTTGCGCAGCGTCATCCTTTTTTGCCGAAGGCTGCGGGTAAGCGCTCAACGCGCCTTGTGCAATCTGCTTGATCTGCGCGAGTATCTTCTTGCGTCCCTCGTCCTTCTCCCCCGCGATGAGCTTATCCACGAGGCTGATGATCTGTTTCATGCGAGCGCCGCCTTGAGCGTTGGGCTTCGGGTAATCGTTCGCCTTGCCCCCCGTGTCGGTTGAATCCGGCTCTCCGCTCAACTCGGGCTCGCCGGACGCTTCCAACAGTTCCTCTTCCACGGTTACGTCTTCGTCTTCCATTTCCGTTCCTCCTTTAGCCGAGTCTATTTGGCCGCCGGCCTTCTCGAACTCGTCCAGCGCCTTCTCCACGTACCAGTTGATCGCCCGCGCCTTGGGGTTGGCCGGCACGGCCACGAGCGAGACTTCCACTAGGCGCATCTTGAGAATGAGCCGCGCGTACTTCTTGAGGCGCGGCACCCACTCCTTGCGCGCCTCTAAAATCTTCCCGCGCACCGAGAACTTGTTGAGCACGCCTTCTTTAACCTGCTGCCAGATGTCGGGCACGGTCTTCGAAATCAATATCTTCAGGAACAAGCCGCCCTTGCGGGCCTTGGACTGAAGCACTCGGCCGATGGACTCGTCCGGGTTGTGGTTGTGCAGCACGGTCGAGTTCTCCACGAGATCCCTGGCCGAGCCACGAATCGCGTCCTCGGTGATGATGTCCTCCTGCATGTCGAAGTCGCTGGTGGCCGCGTAGCCCTCCACGATCCAGTTGCCCTCCTCCTCGTAGGCCTTCTCGATTTCGACCGGGTACTCGAAGTTCACGGGGAGCATGCGACCGCCTCCTCCTTCTCAACACGCGGTGCCGCCTGGGTTCGGTGCACGTGCCAGTTGGAGTTCTTCTTCTCCAGGAGCCACACCCCCTTGAGTTCTTTACCCTCGAACGCGACCTTCACCAGCGCGGGCTGATCCACCAAGATGCGGCACTCGCCCTTGTCAACTATCTCCACGAACGAAGGCGTGTCCTTGGTCGGGTTCATGAACGACCCGGGCGGGTAAAAGCCCTCGGCCTCGAGCGCCCGCTTGTCGTCGTCACGCTTGAAGTAACCGACCGTCTCCTTGGCCTTCGTTATGTCGTGGTCGAGCACCCAATGGCGAAGCGACTTCTCGCCCGCGTCAATGCGCAGGTCGTAGTGCCAGGTTGTGGGGCCTGACCGCACCGGCTTCTCGCCGCGCTTCCTGAAGTAGTGGTACTGGAGAACGAAGCGTGCCGATCCTTCGGCCAGTTCAATCCAGTCCATCTCGTCCGACTTCTTGATGCCAGCCGACGCCACGAATAGCCGGTTGCGCTTCTGCCACAAGCCCCTGTACCGTGTTTCTGGGATCTTCATCTTGAAGAGTCGTCCGGCCTTTGACAGCGCACGCCTCGCCCGGGCAGAGTCCGTGTAAACCACCACGAAGTCGCCCTTGAGCTTTGATACCGCCTCGGCGATCTCCTCCGGAGGTATGCCGTCGCCGTGCGCCCACTCGTCCACGTAAGGCGGGTCGATGAAGAACAGCGTGTCGGCCCCGTCGCACTCGGCGAGCGTCTTCCTCCAGTCCTGGTTTACGATGCGTGCGCCCTTGAGTCTTTCCTTGAACCGCCACAAGTCGTCCAAGCTGTAAGTCTTGCCGTCGCTGATGGTGGAAAAGCCACTCGCCTTGGGCTTGCCGCCCCAAGTGCACTGCCGGCTGTAAACGTGCTTCCAGAAGCGCTCCGCATCCGAGGCGGGCTTGCACTTCTTCACCCGCTCGAAGCCCGCACGCGATACCGTCCAGGGGAATCGCTTGAGCGCCTCGAACACTTGCGGTGTTAACTTTTGGATGTAGCGGAGTGCAAAGACCACCTCGGGATCGGTGTCAGCAAGCAACTCCTCTTCTGCCGGTTCCTTTGCAAAGAATACCGCCGCGCTCCCGCAGAAAGGCTCCACGTATCGCTTATGCTCCGGTAGGCGCTTGGCAAGAGCGGCCGAGTACTTGGACGAGCCGCCCCACTGGTTGAATGGAACGCGCCTGCGTTTTTCAAAAGTGGAAAGTTGAGAGTCGAAAGTTGAAAGTGATTCTTCACTCCCCACTTTCAACTCCCCACTCCTCACTGCGCTGACCAGCGCATCCCTCATTTCCCGCCGCTCGGACTCGCGCTCCATCTGCCAGTAGCGGAAGTCATGCGGCACCTTGGAGCGGACTGCCTTCGGTAGCGCCGAGAATCCTTTCGGCGGAACCCATTCCTTCTCCACCGCGCCGTCGGAAATAACGTAAGGTGTCTGGTCAATGGGCTTGATGAGGAGCCAGGCCGCTTCGCTTCGGAACTTGGTCTCTGCAGCCGGGAGGATGACTTCGCCCTTGTCCTTCAGGAACTCCCAGTAACCCGCGTCCCAGTCCTCGCGCTCGATGTCCGGGTCGTGTGCGATGTACTCCTTCAAGAGTTCAGGCGAGAAAGCCTTTTCCTCTTCGCCCTTGATGTCGGCAGCGCGAAGCTGCCTGAAGAAGATGCGATACCGGAATCCTCCCTTGCTCTTTTCCGACTTCGGGAAGTACTCGTGGAACCAGAGCTTATTCGAGCCGTATTCACAAACGCCCTTGTCAACGATCCGGAACACGCCGGGATACTCCTTGGTGGCTCCCACACTGCCGGGTTTGACCACGCCCTCGATGTCTAACCAGGCATGCGGCTCGACAGCCTTGCGCTCGGAGACGATCTCCACGTCCACGAGCGCCTCCGCGCCTTCCTTGCGCCGCTTCTTGAACTCGCCGGTCTCCCAGTCGATCTTGGAGTAGTCCTCGGTTTTGAGCGCCTTGGCCTGGGCCACGGTCTCGACCGGCTCCTTGATCCCGCCCTTGATAAGCGTGTTCAATGTCCAGCCGATCAGGTTCTCGTTGCCCATGCTCTCTATCCTTAAGTCCGCGTGCATGGACTTGCCACGGAAATGCTCCTGCACAACGTAGCGGTGAGTCTTGTCTTCCGAAGGCAAGCGCATATACGGATCAGAGTGAGAAGTGGGAAGTGAGGAGTGGGAAATGTTATGATTTTCACTTCTCACTTCGCACTCTCCACTTCCCACTGTCGCTTTAGCGACATATAGATGCTCGCGCTGGTGCTCGTCGCGGGAGCCGAACCCGCTCGTCTGCGTGTATGCCACGCGGTATCGCTTCATGGTCCGCTTGTGCCGCGACAGCTCCTTGCCGTAGGGCACCACCTCGTTCGAGCTGGTCGAGATGAAGATGTGCCTGCAACTCTTGCAAAGCCGCTCAAGGATCGGCGGGATGTCCTCGGGCTTCAGGTTCGTTTCCTTCCACTCGCGGCCCAGAAGGAGCGAGTTCATGATCTTGTAGCTCTGGAAGTAGTGGACGTAACCCTTGTCGCGCTTGAAGAACGGCGGGTCGAAGTAGATCACGTCGGCGCGCGGGTAGCGCATGCGCTTGGCGTCGTTGTTCGTGATCTTTCCCTTGCCGGAAACTTCCTCGATGAAGCCGTTCACTTCCTTGGCCGAGCGTTCGATGATCCGTTTGACCGCGTCCTGCGATTCGTAGCGGATGGTCGAGTAGCCGGAGATAGAGTCCGAGTAGAGTGTTTGAAGCACGCGCGAGGCCACCGCCTTGGCCGCCCAGCCTTTTGCGCCCTGCCATTGCCGCGCCTTCTTCGCCAGGCCGTCCAGGTAGCGCCGGATGTGGCGAGGACGCGGATACATTCCCTTCCATCCCGTGGTGAGCCAGCCGTCGTGAGGAGTTGCATTGATAAGCTTCTCAATGTCGGCCTCGGAGAGCGGCGCTCCCTCGAACACTCCCTTCGAGTACCAGTAGGGCACGATGGAAAGGTCGTTCCCCTTGACGCGGTAGCCCCGCTTCGCGGCCTCGATCAGGATTGCGGAACATCCACACATCGGGTCGAAGATGGTTTTTCCGTCCTCTGGGAACTTGCCCACGATGTATTTCGACAGACGGCGCTTGTTGCCCACGTAATTCGCCTTCTCAAACGCCTTGTCAATGTCCGCATCTTGAATGTCCAGGTAAATTGTTTCGCCCTCCTTGGTGATTTCTTTCTCCTGGAACACGCGGCCCTCCTTTGCCGCGGCCACGGCCTGCTCAACCGTGTCCGGTTGCTTGCGGCCTTCGAGCAATCCCATGACACGAGGCGCCCAGCCACTCACAGAAACCGTGCCGTCCGGGTGACGCACCAGGTTCAAGGTCTCGACCTCGATCTCGATGATATCGCCAGGCTTGGCCTTGGTGTTTGTGCTGAAGGTCTTGCCGGTCTCGAGGTAAGTCTTCCCGTGAAGCACCACCGTGTCGTCTTTGTGAGGCTTGTGCTTCCCCGGGATCACCCCGTAGCGGTAGTTGTAAGTACCCTTGGTCTTGGTCTCGATGCGCTCGAGCACGACCCCGGCAAGCACCGCAGAGTTGTGGAACTTGATCTGCGCTTCACTCCGGCCCTCAAGCGAGTAAGGTCCGTTCGCCTTCTTGGCCACGTTGCCTTCGGAACCGGGCTTAGCTGCCAGCTCCTCGGTATGTTTGCGAAGCTCGCCCAGGTTGTGCGAGACGAGAGACTGCACGCGGTTAAGCTTCTTCTTGGTATCGGGCACGTCCATGGTGGCCTGCTCGATCCCGAGCGCTTCCATGTACTTCTCGCGTTCGGCAAAGGTGAGCTTGTGGATGTCCCCGGCATCGGAATCAACGCCTGCGTCCTTCGGCCCGCCTGCCGCGTAGACCACGTCGTAGACATTGGCCACCAGTTCCGAATCGTCCCTGCCTGCGCCGCATTCTCCGTCGCGGCAGGCAGGCGGCTCGCCCTTCTCGTGGATGTAGCCGGTAACCGCCTCGCGCGGGAGATGTTTGCCGTCGCGCCACATCTCGATCTCGGCGAGCAGGACCAGGTCGCGCCAGGGCAGTTCACGTACTGCTTCCACGATCCTTGGGAAGCGGTCGGTGTTCTCCTCGCCGTCCTCGGAGTAGAACACCACCCGCTCGCCCGACTTGTGAACCTCGTAGTTCGCGCCGTCGAACTTCTTGGTGGAGTGCACCGGGAAGTCATCCTCTTTGAACAAGTCCAGGAACGCCTCGATACTTTGCCTCTGTTCGGGAAAGGCCCCCTTGACCGGTTTCATGGGCACAAAGAACCGGAAGAGTTTTATCTTATCTTCGGCACGAGAACGCTCCGCTTGCCCTTTAAGCTCACGCGATGCCGCGTGCGGCTCTTGCTTCTCCAGGTCCGCATCGTCGGGGTCAGCGTCCATTCGAAAGACCTGGTTGTCCTCGTTCACCCGCTCGATGGTGAGGTCGTAGAGCGGCACGTTGTCCGTGAAAGGCCCGTGAAAATTATCGTAGTGAAACTGGACTCGGTCCCAGAGCTTCTCCGGCAGGCTCCGCATGATGCGCCACTCGAGCACGTGCCTGAACTCGTCCGGCAGGTCCTGCGAGTCCTTTATCAGGATGTCTATATCACCCTCGGTCTTGCCGTGGATCACTAGGCCTCCGACCAGGTAAACGTAAGGTTGGCGAAGCTTGAAGGTCTTAAGGTGGGGCAGAACCTCATCGAGCGTGATCGGCTCGCCAAGGCGATCTCCAGAAGGCCGGACCTCTGCGTACTCTTTGAGTTGAGAGTGAGAAGTGGGAAGTGAGGAGTGATCTTTATCGTCTTTCACTTTCCACTCCCCAGTTTCAACTTCCCACTTCTCACGCACGTCGCGATTCTTGTCGAGCTTCTCCAACTGCGCCGCGTCCGGTGCGGCATCCAAATCGAAGTCGAATATGGCTTGTTCGGCCTGGGCCATCGCTTGCCTCATCTCTTCAACACCACTACCGACCTGCACGAGCCGTGCAGGGGCGGGAGCGCCACGCCGTGGTCTGCGAGCCAGTCGCTGGACTTGCCTTCGAGGTAACTGCGCCGGCCACCTGTCTCGATAAAGAAGTCCTTGCGCTTCGTGTCGTACGTCGGCCACGGAGATATCTTCTCGATAGCGCTCGGCGGGCCGTCCAGGGCTTTCCTCACAACCTTCATCACGCGCGGCACGGAGAACACGCGGCCGTTCATCGCACGGCATATGCGGGAAGTCCGCTCGTCCATCACCGCGCGAAACACGTACTCGTCGACGCCTGCCGCCTCGAGGGAAAACACGCCGCCCCAGTTGTTGGCGCGGTTCACGCTCGCCGCGGCCACGCGGTTGTAAAGGTCGATCTTGCCCGGAGCCTCACGGGTCCCGACCATCAGGTCGCGCAAGCGCCTGCCGATAGCCTTCCGGCCAAGGCCGTCGGCAAGTCCCTGCACGATGGTGTCCCGGAAGCTCTCGCTTACGTGATCGGGAAAGACCTTGCCGAGCCAGAACTGGTCGTGGCGGACTAACCAGTCCACCGCTTCCGGCCTCGGACCGAATGCCCTCTGAAAATCTTTGCTTAGACCGCGCACCGCCTGGCCGGCATTGAAAGCGCGCTCGATGTAACGCCGCGTCGCCGGTTCCATCTCCGCAGCCAACTCCGGCCCGAGGATGCGCTCGGCCTTGGCCATCACGCGCCCTAACTCACGGTCGAACTCCAAGGACTCGATTGCGGCGATGCGGCCTTCGAGGACGTTCCGCAGCGCACTCGCATACAGCCTCTGGAACCGCTCGACATCGGTCTCCGGACTTTTCCGAAAGCCGAGGTCGTCCACGATCTCCGTGATAAGGCCGTCCGCTTCCCGGAGTTCCGCAGTACTCATAGCTGCAACGCCCGTCTCCATCAGCCTTCGCCTCCTGCGTCTGCGAGTCCTGCAATGTGAGCAGGGAATCAATCAGCGCCTTGCCTTGCTCCTCGCCCATCATCCCTGCCTGCGCCCCGTACGGGGCAGGCAGGGGCGGCCGCACGCCACCCTGCGCCAGCGTGTCCAGCGATAGCGGTCCCATCGAGGTCATCATGAAGGGCACGTCCGCGCCCGGATGATCGAGCGGCTTCTGGCCCATCTGCCTCCGGCCCTCGTTGATCGTGAGCACGCCGAGCTTCACCAGCTTCTGAATGATCTCCGCGACCTTGGCCTCGTCGGTCACATCAATCTCCTTGAAGCGAAGCTCCCAGTCGCTGATCCCGAAGCCGCGCTTCACCAGGAAGTTGTTGATGCGGTACTCCAGGCGCGTCTGCTTTGGCTCGATCACGTGGTATTTGAAAATCTCCTGCTGGGTCGAGCCTTCGCCCGCGCCGCCGAGGCCGCCTTTCTCGGTGAGGCCGATGAGCCGCCCGGGCACGCCGTGCGCCACGCGGATTTCCTCGGCGTTGTCCGTACGGAACATCCGGAACGACGCGTCCTTCACGTCCACCGAGAGCGGTTTGATCTCGATCTCGACCTTCTCGCCCTCCTCCTGGACGACCTCCAGGATCAGCGTCTTGTGCGCGCTGCCCTTGATGTGCGTCCTGAAGTACTCCTCGATGCGCTTCCTCGTGCCGCGCGCCAGTTCGCCGCCCTTGACGATGATCGCGTACTGCGGCACCGCGTTGTTTTCAAAGAACTGGATGTTGAAATCGCCCGCCTTCTTGTTGCCCACGAGCGCCCGGAGCGCCGGAAGGAAGTCCGGCAGGCCGTAGTAGCTCGACCGCGGGTGGTAGTTCTTCAGGTGGATGACCTCGTTGAGTAACCGTTGCTTGCCGTCGGTCTTGTCGCGGTCGCGCGGGTCGAACGAGTCCGGGTCCTTGGGATCGCTTCCGAAGTTGCGGAAGTAGACCATCTTGTTTTCGCGTTGCTGGATGAAGCCCTTCTTGTCCTTGCGCACCCGCATGGTGACCGCGGGGATATGGAAGATCGCCTTGGGCGGGCCCTGGCCGAAGCGGTTCCGCACCACCTCGAAGTAGCCGTTGCCGAGCGCCTCGAAGTCGGTGAGCACGTTCTCAAGCACCTCGCCCCAGGTCATCTCCTCGTTCGGGTGGTTGAAGAACTCCTGGAGCTTGCGCTTGTTCTCGTCCTTCGGCTCCTTCACTCCCTCCGGTGTCACGAAGTCGAACCCCAGCCCCGCCGTGCTGATCGCCTTGGCCTTCACGCATCTGTAGTGCCAGGTGTTCACCTCCAGGAAGTGCGCCAGAGCGTCCAGGTTGTAAGGCGGAGCCTTGGCCCCGGTCTTGTCGTAGTCCCAAGTGTCCTCCGGGAGCTGCGTGGAACGACCGGCCGCGTCGACCGCCTTCTCCTCTGCGCCGAGAACGTGTGCTTTTACGATGTTCGCCATCTAACCCCTTGCAATACCTTGCTTTTCCCAGGAACACCCCGCCGGGACATACCAAACCCGCAAAGGGGTCCCTCTACCTATAAATAGGCCCCCTGGCTCTGAAAAAAGGGTCAATTTCGGGGAAAAAAAGTTGAAAAAATTTGAGAGCGTCCCAAATTCTTGAGTAAGGGTTTGTAAGAAGTAAAAAATGGGGGACATTACTCCGGTAAGAAATTGGTTTCAGCGACCAAAAGCCGGAGGTAAGCCCCTTGAA